GTCGCACTCTTTGACAATACAGCCGTTCCACATGAGGTCTCCGCCCTCAAACAGCTTGGACGCCTCCATCTGGACCGCAGTAGCGGCCAGAACTTCGGTATCGAGGCTGTCCCGCAGGTTCTTGAAGGCGGCGGGGTGGGCGAGCGCGACGTAATAACGCTTGCCGTTGCCACCATCGCGAACCGGGCGGATTTTCGGAGAGGCGGTCTTGGCCTTCAGAAGGGCCGCGTCCAGCACCGCGTTGGTAAACAGGTCCGCCGTAGTGTCGAGGTCCGCAACCGCCGCCGAGAAGTCGGTGGCCGAGGGGGCCGCAACCGCGCCGAAGACGATACGGTCCACGTTATCGACCAGCCACGCATCGCGTTGCGCCTCGGTCGAGTTGGTGAAGGTGATGTCGCCGTTAACCGAGCCGAGGGCCGAAATGACCAGATCGCGGGTGTCTTCCATCGCCCAGTCTTTGAGGGTCGCACGGGCGGCCTCGCGCAGGGAGATAGCCGACTTTTGCTCGCTCATTTCAGCGATGCGGACGGCGTTGCGGCGCTTGTTGACGTAAATCCGCATCGAGCGGGACGCCATGTCCTCCTCGTTGCCTTCCAGCGTCGAAGTGCCGGTGACAGCCGAGTTAGTCAGGCGGTTCACAAGGGCGATGGTGATCGAGTCGCCCTGCTTTTTGGACAGGTCTTCCTTGACTTGGATGACGCTGTTTTCGTCCGCACCCATCAACGACTTGATGGGGAGGTCTTGCAGGTATTCGGTGAAGAACTTGTCTTCCCACTGCTGGACAACCAGACCGGTTGCCGCTGACGTGTCAGCCATTTTCGTGTCTTTCTATGAGAATGCGGCGTCGTCCGACGGCGCGTGTTGGGTTACCGCTTGAGGATGTCCCCAATCGGCGTTGGACCCGCAAAGGCCGGGCCTGTTCGCGAGGGCGCGACAGACCGCTGACCCGATGCGGGCGCGGGAATGCGGGGAGCGTTCGTCATGGCTTGACCGGAGGCTTGGAAACCCTGTTCGGCCAGCTTCGCCATCAGGCGCTCTTCGATTTCTTTCTCCTTGCGGGCTTGCCACCCGGAGGGGTCGTCCCCGATTTCCTCGCGGAGTCGGGCGACTTTGTATTGCTCGTGGGCGTAGCCCCACGGATGCCGCTCGCCCGTGGCGACGGCTTCGATGTCTGGCCGCGTGGCCAACCATTCCTTGACGGCCTGAAACTCTTCGTCGCTGTGCTTGTCGATGAAGCGATCTTCAGACCTCTCAAGCCGGTCCATGACGCGGGCGTACTCGACGTACTCCTGCACGTTCTGGAACTGCGGCTCGGGCTGTCGTTGCGACCCTTGGCGGGCCTGCTCCAACTCGCGCTCAAGGGCTTTGGCGCGGTCTTTCTGCTTCTTTAGCTCCTGACGAAACCAGAACGGTTGCTCCGCTGCGGGCTTCTCTTCGGGTGCCTCCGGCTTGGCCTCCGGGGCGGCTTCTTGAACGGGGGCTTGCGCCTCCGCAGGAGCCGACTGGTCATCTGCCAAAATGGCTTCGATGCCAGCCGACTCCATCTCGGGCTCTTGGCCCGGCTCGTTAACTTCGGTCATGCGATATGTGGCGTCTCCCGACGCTACCTCTCGGGCTTACCGGCCCGGTCGGATCGTCCGCTTAGGCGGCGATAGGTTGCCCCATGTCGGGGAACTGTGGAGCCATGGCGCGCCCGGCGATTTCCTCGCCCTGGGCCATGCTCTTGAAGGCATCCGCGCGCCTCTTTTCCAACTCAGCGGCGGCCATGTCCTTAGCCATCTGCTGTTGTTCGGCTTGCGCCTGTTGCGCGGCGGGGTCGGGTTCCGTCTGGCCCTCCAGCGTGGCGATGATCTCGCGCTTTTGGGCCGACGTAAGGGCGGGGTGTGTCTTGACTGCGATCTTCGCGAAGGCGGGCGGCATTTGAGCCAGCATCGGAAGCGTGGTGACGAACGCCTGATAGGCTTCGCTCTGCATCGTGATGACGTTTTCCGCGTCGGCTATAATGATGTCCACGTCCATGTCTGCAACGGCATTCTCTGCCCCGACCGGATTGCCGTACTCATCGACTTGCGAGACGTTGAGGCCAACAGCCTGTGGCGATAGTTCATCATCGGTTACCCTGATCCACCGTTCCGCCGTCCAGAACTGTTGCATCATGTTGGCGAGCAACTGGAATACCCGTTGATCGAACCGGCGCAACGCATCCAGCAGATCGCCCATCTCGACCATGCCGCCGGACTGCTGCGCCTCGATAGCGCGGCCCGACTGGTCCTCGGTCCCCTTGCCGAGCAATGCCTGATTAGGTCCGGCCTGCGAGATGTAGTTCATCGCATCGCTGAGCAGCGCGGCTTGGCCCGCCGCAAGCTGTATCCCGTCCACCACCTCGAAACGGGCGTCGCGCATGACCTCGACGTAGAAGTCCGGGCGGGCCAGTTCCTTGCGGGTCTTGGACACGTCCTCAACCGCCCCGGCCTCGGCAATGACGCCACGGCTCACCGATTGGTGCAGGGCCTTGGAGCGGCGCTTGTTGACCTCGTCCTGCGGGTCCACAAGGTGCCGGACCTCGCCGTAACGGTTGTTCTCCCGGTCAACGTGGGCGCTTTCCAGCACAAGCGGGCAAAGGCTGTTGCTCTGCCGGTCACGGTACGGGCTCTCCTGATAGACAAGCTCGCCGCCCTTGGTGAACTCACACAGGAACCAGCGTCCGGCCTCTTTATGCCACAGAGACACGATGCGGACGCGCTTGCGCTTCGGATCACCCCACACCGACCACTTGGGCTTGTCGTCATACGTCTCACCCGGACGCGGCGAACCGGCCAAGGTCGTTTCCAGAACCGCGCGGGCCTCGTCGCCGTACTTCTCGACCGCCTCCTCAAGGTCCATCCATAGAACCTGGCCGATATAGCGGGCGTCGCTGAAATCCTCGGACGACGAATGAGGATCAAACACGATCCGATCCCACGGAATGTGGTTTAGGCAAATCTTGTGGTCGATGCCGTCCGGCTCAACGTAGGCCTCCACCCCGCCGTAACCCTCGACAACGAGGTTTTTCCATGTCTTTGACCGCTTGGCCGGGAAGTCCGCCGACTCAGCCGCAAAGCGCAGGCCGGACGTGAACGCTTCCGCCGCAGGCTCGTCGGGCTGGTTGCGATAGTAGGCTTTCGGGTCGCGACGCTGCTGCTTCTCAAGGCCCAGCAGGAACTCAACCCGCGACTTGATGACGTTGAACGCAATAGCAGGCTGCCCGCGCTTTTTCAGTTCAGCGGTTTCGTCCGCCGTCCACTGCTTCCCGTCGTAATAGTCCCGGTCGCGCTCCGACTTCGTGCGGGCGTCTAGCGTCGCCTCTTCGGCCTCCTCGAAATAGCCGATCAGCTTTGCGAGGCGTCCGCCGTCTTGCGAGGTCAGGCTGTTTTCCAATTCGGGCCTTCCTCTCGTCTGCGGTCCCAACGATCCCGAACGGGAGCGGGCGGCGGAACGGTCTTTTTCCAAGTGCGGCGCAACGCCTCCAGCGCGTACCGCAGGGCGTCAATCGTGTGATTGTCCTTGTCCTCCAGCACCGGCAGGATTTCCCCCGTCAGGCTGTCGGTCTTGAACGAGAACCGCGTCAGCTCATCCGCGACGTGCTGGCAACGCGGGTGAACGACGATGTCGAACGACTTGAGGAACTCGATCCCATCCTCAATCGAGCCCGGCCCCTTGATCGCCGGGACAATGCGGAAGCCTTGGCGGCGCATATACGAAACCGTCTCGGGCCTCGCGCTGTCCGCCGTGACCGTCCACTTGCGGGAGCCTTCAATCTGATCGAACAGCGCCGGGGTCTTGTCGATCTCGCAACCGACCTCCCAAGCGCATTGATCGACGTAGAGCGTTCGTCCGTCCAGATAGCAGCGGACCAGAACCGTAGGATCGACCGAGAAACCCCAATCGGCCCCAAACCGGAACACCGCGTCGCCGGGCGTGTTGAACGCCTCGACCTTCCAGTTACGGAACACGCGGGCTTCCGAGCTGGTCTGATAGCCGCCACCCCAAACGTGCGCGTACTTCTCAGGATCGCGAGCCTTGTCCCGCTCCATGTCCGCCGCAAGGGCCGTGTCCCAAAACCACGGGTTATCGCGATAATTGGCCTCTACACAGACGAAATCAGGATCGCCCGCGTTCTCGCTGAACATCCGGTCAACCGGGTCTGTCGCGAGGTTCGGGTTCCACGAGAACCACATCTCAGCGCCGCGCGTTCGGAACGTCGGCGTTGCGATGTCCAATGACCGCTGTCTGATCGTATGAGCTTCCTCAACCCAGCCCC